CAAAAAGTTTACAGAACTAGCAGAAGAGTCAATTAGGGTTTATAACGCCCAAAAACAAGTTGGTATGCTTAACGATGTTGAGCGCCGCCTTAATGTATGGTGGTACTGCAACAATACCCTTTTACCAGCCTACTTTTCCTCAACCCCTAAAGCTGAAGTAAATGCCAAAAAGCGCACAGGTGGTATTCCTGTTCAGCTTGGTAGCGTCATTCTAGAGCGTAACATTCAGTACGCTATGGACACTTATTTTAACTTTGACATGGTGGGTTACACAGCCGCTATGCAGCTTTTACTTACTGGCCAGTCCGTTCTTTGGGCTAGGTATATGGCTAAGTTTGAAACTGTAATGCAAGAAATTGCGCTAATTAAAGATCCTACAGGCGCAATTATTGATGGGGAGGGTAAACCTTATGATGGTGATACAAGCACTCTTACGCAAGGCCCAGGCGGTATTATGCTCGCTAGTCTCGAAGTCGAGCAAAAAGCCAGCGAAAAAGCGATCCTTGAAAACGTCCTCTACGCAGACTACTTCTGCTCAGACGCAAGGACGGAGCAAGAAATCGAGTGGCAAGCGCGTCGTGCCTACTTGGATAGGGCCCAAGCAGAAGAGAAGTTTGGCAAAGAAATCGCCAAAGACTTAAAGTACGATTCTTACCCAGACGTTATTAAAAAGGATATTTCCCGCAAAGATGACAAGTTTGAAGGGAAGGCTGAGATATTTGAGGTTTGGTGCGAAGCAACAGGTAAAGTCTACTGGATGCAAAAAGGTAGCGAAAAGTCTGTTTTAGAGGTGTCAGACCCGCCTACTAAGTTTGACAAGTTTTACCCTTGCTCCGTTATAAGGCAATCAGAGGATCCTGATTCTGTTATTCCAGTATCAGATTACGCTCACGTAAAAGACCAAATTTTAGAGGTAGAGCGCCTCACAACCCGTATTCACGCCGTTACTCAAGCCATTCGTACTAACCAGCTTTATGATGCTACTCTAGGCAATCAAGTAGAGCAGCTCTACACCGGCGACCTAAAGGTTATTCCTGTTACTAACTGGCCAAGCTATAAGCAGCGTGGCGGCCTTGCAGCGGGCATAGAAAGCCTTAACATTGAGCCTTTTATCAACGCTCTCAATACCCTTCAGGGCGCACGACAAAGCGCGCTACAGCAGTTATACGAAACCCTAAAGGTATCTGACCTGCTTCGTGGCACTTCTGAGCAGTATAAATCAGCAACAGCAAACAGGCTTGAAAATCAGTGGTCATCCCTTGGCCTTATCGTGCGTCAAAATATGTTCGCTAAGTTTGTATCTGATGCTGTAGCAAACCTTGGCACTATCATCGCAGAGCAGTTTGACGAAGCTACAATCTTTGAGATTGGTGATGCTGATGCTCTAATTGAGCCTACAATCTTTACTCCGCAACCACCACCAGCACCTCCAATGCAAGAGGGTATGCCACCAGGTGAGCCAGGTATGATGCCTGAAATGATGCCACCTCCACCGCCAGATCCAATGCAGCAGATCGATGAGGTTAAGCGTCAAATTATTGACATCTTTCGTGATAATAAGAAGCGTTGCTACCGCATCCAGATCGCTACAGACTCAATGATAGCGCTAGACCAGCAGCAGCAAGCACAAGAGGCAAGCCAGCTTATTCAAACCGCTGGTAGCTTCTTTGACCAAATGCGAGGCTTAATCGACCAGTACCCGCCGCTTATCGGGTTTAGCATATCGCTATTCCAGAACATGATTAAGCGCTACAAGGGAGGCAAAGAACTCGATGGCATATTTACCAAAGCCCTTCAGCAAATTGGCGAAATTGCTCAAGCGAAAGAAGAAGCGGCTAAGCAACCGCCTCCGCCGGATCCTAAGACGCTTGAAATGCAGGGTAGGCTGCAAATAGCACAAATCGAGTCTCAAGCGCGTGTGCAAGCTGTTCAAATGGAAATGCAAGATAAGTCAGTTAAAAACCAACTGGCTTACCAAGACCAGCAACTCCAAATGCAGCGTGACCAGCTCGAATCTCAGTTGCGCGTTCAAGAACAGCAGTTTAAGGAGTACCTGGAGCAGCAAAAACTTTCTATCGACCAACAGGAAGTGCAAGTCAAAGCACAAGCCGTTCAGGTTGATATGCTTAAAGTGCAGTCTAATGCTCAAACAGAAGCTGATAAAGCTCTTATTAAGCAAGAATCAAGTCAGATGCAGCACATCCTTGAGATTCAAAAGCTTGAACTTGAGCAAATGCGTATACGCCTATCTGAGTCTGAAAAGCTGATGGAAGAGCGTCGTTTAGCTAGTGAGCAATCGTTAGAACGTATTCGCTTGCAAATGGATAATATCAACAAAGGCCCACAAGTTGTAGCTTTGGGCGGTGGTAACCCGTTTGGGCGCAAAAAGTCAGGTAAGATAATAGCTGATGAGAACGGCAACCCTACAGGCATTGAGATACGAGAAGAACCTGTTGAAAAGCCAGAAGTTAGTGTAAAAAAGATTTGGTTAGATGATGACGGCAATCCAGCTGGCATTGAGCTTGAGTAATGACGCATGGCCGATAATGTAGGATATACCCCTGGATCTGGTGCGATAATATCGACTGATGAGATTGCTGGAGCGCACCACCAGCGGGTAAAAATTACTTTGGGTGATGACGGCGTTGATGGCGGCACTATATCAGCCTCTAATCCAATACCTATATCGACATCTGTGCCTATTCCAGTCACAGCATCAGCATCAGCGCCAGTTCCTATTACAGCCGCACAAACCGATAATTTGCTTACAATGCTGTCACGCATCGTTAAACTACTTGAATCAAATGCAGTAGTGGATGGTCAACAACGACAGCGTGTTACTATTGATGCAGGTACCCTCCCAACCGTAACAACCGTAGGAACAGTAAGTTCTGTTACTAACATGGTTAGCAATGCAGGTATGGATCGTGAGCAATACATAAACATTGCAAAACAAACGTACGCACAATCAATTAGAAGCCGACTTGAATTTGTTTAGGGAATAGTTATGCCAGCACTCAATAAAAACACTTTGACACGCCAAGTTGATTTGCCTACATGGGAATGGTGCCGTTTCGCTCCTGCTGTTTCGTCAGCAGTATCGTCAAGTTGCTCTCCTGATAATCCTGACTTTTTACAGACAGAACACGGACGTTATATTTATTATTTAATTGCAGCTACAAACTTTGTTCGTTATGACACTTGGACAGATATGTACCAAGTTTTGTCTTCGCCAGCCGTTTCGCCATTTAACGTATCGGCTATGAAGTTTGCTGGAGCATACGGGCCTCAAGGTAAAGTAATTTCAGCAACATCTACAACACTACGCATTCCTGCTATTTCTATGGAAGCAATGTTGGGATACGACATTGTGATCATTTCTGGTACTGGAGCAGGGCAGCGCAGGAAAATTATTGCGGTTGCAGAACCAACAGTTCATGACAGTGGTGTTGTTACTGCTGTTGCAAACGCTTTAGGCGGTATTACTCTTACAGACACCCTCAAAGCATGGACAGTCAATCAATACGCTGGATATACAGTGCGAATTACTGGTAACTCCGGTGTAGGACAATATCGACGTATTCTTTCAAATGCAGCAACTGTTTTAACGGTTGGCGATACAACGCAGATGAATATGACGTTCAATAGTCCAGCCATATTTACACCCGCTATTGCATCAACTGCTGGCGCGCAATCTGCGTATGCTATTGAATCACAAGATATAACGCTTGATTCAGCTTGGGCGGTTACACCTGATTCTACGTCAGTGTTTCGTATTCAATCCGGCATGATCATGCTTCTATCGCCTAATGCAGCAACTGCCACAGCGCCATTTTATACAACACAAATATACGACATTTTGACCGACACTTGGTATGTCATGCCAACCATGACAAATATCTTGCAAGCAGCTGTTACAGATATAAGTTTAGAGCGCATGTCTGAAAATGCTAGTATCTGGGCAAACGGTTGTGCTACGGGTGGAACCACAACTACACTAATTGACGCTAACTTAGGAACAGAACGAGCAAGTTGGACAACAAACGAATGGGCTAATTATTGGGTTTATATTTATTCTGGCACTGGCGAAGGTCAAATTAGACAAATAGTTAGTAATACAGGCAACACCTTAACTTGGACAACAGCCGGAACAGCACCAACATCCACTAGCCGTTACATGATTATCGGATTTGATGCGGGAACTGCAACTTCCGGAGCGACATCAACTATAACTGACACAACTAAATCCTGGGCTACAAATCGTTGGGCTAATTATACCGTTCGTATTTTAGCTGGAACAGGAGCCGGACAAGTTAAGCCAATCGCTTCAAATACAGCCACTGCGTTGACAGTTGTTGGAACGTGGCAAACTACACCTGACAATACCTCCGTTTATTCCATTCAAGGCGATCCAGACAAAGGATACATTTTTGCAGGTGGTATTGCAGCAGTACCAATAATTAACTTTGAATCGCAAGTTCAAACATTTGGACGGCAACAGGATTTTGGAATAGCTCGTAACGCATCAGCAGCTGTCGCTGGCTATCAACCCGTTGCAATTTCGTCTTTGAGCAACGTAACTACTACAGCTACTGTTACCACAGCGCATCCACATCAGTTTAGAGTAGGTGAGTTAGTCACGGTGCGTGGTGCTACAGATGCTAATTTCAACGTAACTAATGTGGCGATTGCGACAGTACCGTCGGCAACGACATTTACTTACACAATGGCAGGAACGCCAGCATCTACAACTATTGTTGGCTCACAAACCACAAGTACCTTAACAGATGCATCGAAAAACTGGACGGTAAACGAACATGCAGGGCGTACTTTGTATATGTACGCATCAACAGTAACCGCAGCAAGCGGTTTAGCTACTGGGCAAATGGTGCGAATTGCAAGTAACACAGCAACCACCTTAACCTTTGTAGCTGCTGCCACAGCGCCAACAAACGGAGTAAGCAGGTATTCGATTTGCACATCATCAGCGATAGGAGCAGCTGACTTTGGAATTGCTACTGGCACTCAATCAACAACAACGCTACAAGATACAACAAAATCTTGGGCCGTAAATATCTGGGCAGGTAAGCGTGTGCGAATGATCGCTGGTACTGGTTCGCCTCAAGAACTAGCAATTACTAGCAATACATCTAACACGCTAACCTTTGCCGCTGGCACAGCACCAGTAACCGGAGTTACTGGGTATGTAATTTTAGAGCAAATAGCAAAAGGTTTAGGAACAAATGCTAACTGGGCTTTTGGAACGTCTGATGCAGATTATCGTGGTAAATACATGTACTGTACCCGTGGAGGTGCTGTAGCTGGATTTGATCGTTGGGATATTACCACTGATAGATTTAACCTTATAGCAACATCCCCCAATAGCGAAACACTAACAACTGGCACTATGACTGCATACGATGGTAAGGATCGTATTTACTTTCATAAAGATGCTACCAAGCGTGTTTATTCATTAAATGTAGTTACCGCTAACATAAATGGCGCATCTGAATATCCGTATGTGGCTCCAACCGCAGTTTTGGGTAATCGCATGGAGATTTTTACAACTAAAGATGGCTTGAAATATCTTTGGTTAAATCGCGCATCCTTTGCAGAATGCTATAGATGTTTATTGTTCTGGTAAGATTATGACCATAGAAAACTTAATTGCTTTGTTTGAAAACAAGCTTGCTTATCTAATGCAACTCAAAACTAGTGCTATCAGCACTGGTGATGTGGCATTGCTTACAGATATAGAAAAACAGCAATTAGAAACAGAAACGCTTATTGCGCAATTAAAGCACTCTTTAAGTGTTTAATAATTGGCGTGGTAGAGTGTAACACATGCTTACTACCATATTTGCACCGCAAGGATTAAAGCCTGGTGAATTAGACACCTCTGATATTCTTGATCGGTTTAGAAGGCGCAAATCGGAAACAAAAGAAGAAGAAGCAATAGCGGCGCAATTATTAAAAGCGCGACAAAAACGCACTGTAATTACAAAAGAACAGCGCAAATTAGTTGATTGGAAACGACTAATTTACAAAGCTATTCATGGCGCTCAAACCCTTGAGGAGCTTGAGGCTATTGAACCGCCTCCAATTCAAACTGATTCACCAGAGGTTGTTGCTGCTATTTTAGCTGAGATAGAAGAACGCAAAGCCGCTAAACGAGCTGAGATTGAGTTACGCATGGCTCAAACTAAGCTAAAGATGCAAGAAGCGGCACTGCAATCTGTTAAGCTAGAAAGTGAAATATCTGTTAGACTAGAGCAGCAAAGACAAGCGGTGGCAGCAATACAGGCTTTACAAGAACAAGTAATGGCTCGCCATTCTATAGCTATGAAGATAGCCGAAGATTTGCAGAATGAGGCATTTGCTCAAGTGCGGGAAGCAGAGCAAAAAGCACAAGAGTTTACACGCAAGCGTAATAATCGTATTAAGAGACTTAAAGCTCTTATATGGTTAGCAAAACTAGATTTATGAGCAAATACCAATTATTTCAGTATTGCCCAGTAGCAAACAAAGTTGTCCCAATCGCAGAGGTTCAGCGGCGCGTACAGTCCAATGCTCGTGACTTGTTTATACAAGACGAGATGGAGCCGACACGCAACCCGCTAAACCCAAAGGAAATCTATACCAGTAAATCAAAGCTACGAGCGGCGTATCGCGCTGCTGGGGCTGTTGAGGTTGGTGATGCTTACGACAAAGGGTACATCCCAGATCGAGAATCTGGCGCATCCGAACGTAGGCTAATCAGCGAAATGCGAGGCAAACTAATTGATAGGTATAGAAATGGAAGATAATGAAACCCTAGATACGTCCGATACTGAAGTTACCGTAGAGCGTGAACCAGCATCTCTTTCTATTAGAGAAACTCTAAAACAACAGTTGAAAGAGGTTAAGGAAGAGCAGGAAACTAAGGAGCCCGCTCAAGAAACAGCAGAAAAAGCCGATCCTGCTCCCGTTACAACTGAGCCAGTTGTCGAGCAACAAAAGCCACTTCTCGCGCCTCCTGCGGATATGAATGCCGCAGAAAAAGATGCTTTTCTTAATCCAACTCCGGCTAATGCTCATATCTTGCAATCCTATCTAAACCGTAGGGCATACGAGACTCGCTCTGATTATAGCCGCAAAATGCAAGAGGTTGAACAGCTAAAAAAGCAAACCGCTGGGCTATACGACACAATTAAGCAGTACGAGGATGAGTATGCTAGGGATGGAATATCCATAGCAGATGTCGCTAGGCGATCTATTGCCTGGGACAAAGCTATGCTTGAAAACCCAATAGCTACAGCTTTGGATTGGCTTGATTCTTATGGAATAAACCCAGAAGATTTATACAATTATCAACCTCAACAACAACCTCCTCAATACTTAACTAAAGAAGAGGCCGAAAGAATCGCCGAAGAGCGTTACCAATCTATCCAATTACAACAAGAAAGAAAGGCTCTTGAGTATATTAATCAACAGGCTGTAAACTCCTTTATGAATAACAAGCCGTTATTTAGGGATCCAGAAACAGCAGCGCAATTAGAGGCTGAAATGGCTCCAGTTGTTCAGGCTCTTAATGCCACAGGGCGGTATTCCTCCCCTGAACAAGTATTAGAGACTGCATACAATTATGTAGTTAACGGCAATCCGACTTTTTCCGGCCTAGCTCAAAAGATGGTCGCAAAGCCGGTAATCGAGCAGCAGCAAGCCGCAGTTCAAAAGGCGAAGCAAGCTGCAAAATCAATATCTGGCTCCGCAGGAAGCGGGTCTCCCAGGATAGTCGCAAAAACTTTACGGGATAACCTGCAACGTCGCATGGGCGGCGAATAGGCTCTAAAAGCCAGGCGGTTATCCCAAACGTATAAAGGATAACCAAAATGGCAAACTTAGAGGAAGCAATCGTGGCTACCTTGTTTGATCAATCGGAGGCCATCGCGGACGAAGTGCTACATCACAACCCGCTTTTGGCTTCGCTTGATGAGCAAGGTCTTATTCGTAAATTTTCTGGTGGATATGAGCTTCGCAAGCCAATCATGTACAATGATGCGGCTGTAGGAGGCTTCTACGCTGGATTTGATTCGTTCGATCTTTCAGCTATCGATGATGCAACGGCATTTCGTTTCGCTATCAAGCAGGTTTATGAGCCTGTAGCAATCAGCGGACGCGACCGTCGTGCAAACAGGGACGAGGCTATGCTCCTCGACCTTGCTGAGATGAAGATGAAGGCAGCTATCAGCCGTCTAAAGAACACCGTATCAACCTCGCTTCGTGGCGATGGAACTGGTTCAGGTGGACTTGAGTTTGACGGTGTTAAGAAGGCCGTATCCACATCGCCTGGTTCTGGAACATACGGAACAATCGATCGTGGTACTAACCTTTGGGCGCGTAACCTTGCAGTAAACGTAACCCTTTCGGCTTCCAATGTTCAGGAGCAGATCACTGATGCTATCAGCCAGATCACTCGTGGCGATGAGCAGCCAGACCTTGGGCTTATGGATCGTACGGCTTGGAAGTTCCTTCATAGCTCGCTTACCGCAATTCAGCGCATTCAGCTTCCTGCAAAGAAGGCTGTAGCTGGATTTCGTGTTCTTAGCTATGACGGCTGTGACTTCGTATTTGACGGTGGATATGGCTCAGCAGTTCTTGAGACCAATTCTTGCCGACTTCTCAATACTAAGTACTGGACGTTCGATATGGTTCGTGGTGCAGACTTCAAGCCTCTCGCTCCTGAGATGGCTAGGCCAGTTGACCAGGATGCTTTCTTCACAGTTATTATTGTTGAAGGAAACCTCTGCTGTTCTGCTCCTGCACTTCAAGCTGTAATTTACGCTTAATTAGTGGAGGGATAGAATATGTCACAGGTCGGATCGTTTGGTGTTAATTACACAAAAACTTGGGATGGTGTATCAATTCCCCTACCAGTAACGGTAGGTACTGTTGGTTCGCTTCCTCAAGGTGAGTTTGTATTTGTTCAGGCTGATGGTGCTATTGATCAGTATGCTTTCGTTAAAATCGAGGCAGATGGTCAGGCAGCTATGCTTACAACTACAAACGCTGGCTCAAATGGGCTTCTTGTTGGTGTAGCTCAGGTAGCTGCTGCCAATGATGAATACCTTTGGGTATGGGTTGGTGGACTTAACGGTGGTGGAACTGGAAAGGGAATTAAGGGCAAAATCCTTACTGGATATGTTGCCAAGAACAACCTTTTCACAACTGCAACTGCTGGTGTTGCTGACGACACTTCAACAACTAAGATTGCTTACGTTGTTGGTTTGGCTAATACGACGGGAACTCAGGCTGTAGAGCTTGCGTCTCTTGGTCATCTCAAAGTGAACTAATTAAATGGGGGGTGTAAAAGCCCCCCGTTTTAAGGAGATTTTATGCCAACAGTTACTAATCTTATTGGTCTTGGTATGCCACCAGAGCAAGCTGTAGAGGTGTCAAACGGCACTTTTGCAGCAGTTACCAGCACCGCAGCTGTAAATGCTACAGCAGCTGGTGTTCGTACTCAAATGGCTATCAATAACGTAAATGACACAACCCCAACAGCAGCAGAGCTAACCACTTCGTTCGGCGCTCCTGCAACTGTAGGAACAGGTTTTGTAGGTATTGTTAAGGATAACGACGCTGATACTAACTGCTTTGTAGTGGTATCTAACGGAGTATCTTATTTTTACCTAAAGTTTACTAAAGCCACTTAATTTACAGGGGGGAGCAATCCCCCCGATTTTATAGGTGTTATATGCCAGATTTTACCCCGTCTAATCCCACCGCTCTTTTCCCTGCTCGTAGCGTAGCTGCGGTGACGCCATCTGATGCTACAGATTTAACTGGTTGTAGAGCTTTGTGGGTCGGTGCTAGTGGAAACCTAGTTGTTAAAGGAGTTGATAATGCTTCAGCCGTTACAATCGTTATTCCAACGGGGGGGGTGCTTATACCCATCTTTGCTAGTCGTGTCATGGCTGCTACTACCGCTGGTTCTGTCGTGGCTTTTTATTAGTATGTTTATCGGCTTAAGTCTTAGTTGCGTAGGATTGGCTCCAGCCAAACCATTCACACCAAAAGATGTGTCTGGCATTCGCCTTTGGCTAAAAGCAGATGCTGGTGTCTTAGATGGTAGTAGTAATCCTATTACTGTCGATAGTACTGCTATAGCTACCTGGCAAGACCAAAGCGGAAACAATTTTCATGCAACTCAAGCTACCGCAGGTAATAGGCCCTTATGGCGTAGTGGCCCCAACGGTCAAAATGGCCTTCCAGGGATTGCTTTTGATGGCACACTAAAATGGCTAGGTAGAACTGAATACATTTTTACTACAGCAGTTAGCGCCTTTGTCGTAGCTAAATATGCCAATGCTACAGGTCGTTATTGGGCTGCTGACATAGGAGGATCGGGTTCTAACTTTGCTTTAGGCGATCCAAACTCGTTTGGCGGAACTTCACAGCGCATGGGGTTTTTTGCGGGAGATAGTAACTATAGTAGTGCTTTAGTTCATACGGCTAATGCTGAATTGATAAGTATTCTTGCTACTACTCCGTCTGGCGGGGATGTTGTTTCCAATACCACGCTTCGAGTTAATCAAACGTCTGGCGCTATTACAAAGCTATTCAATTCTGGTTTGTGGCCGGATTATTCAGCGCCTAGTGGTCGTGGTTATGCGATTGGGCGCGCTCAAGGGTTTACCGACGTTAATATGAATGGACAGGTTTACGAGGTAATCGTTTATAATAGAGTCTTAACAACCCCAGAAAGAGATGCTGTAGAAGGTTATTTAGTGGCCAAATGGAATGTAGTATAAGTAGGGCAGGCAAATACTTGCCTATTTATACAGGAGATAAACTATGGCACAAATAGACTGGCAGTCCATAATGACGGGCAATTCCCAGCCTAAGAAGCGCTATTCTGGGGCAAACATTAAGTTTTTCTATTCTTACAATGAGAATAGAGAAAAGACGGCCAAAGAAGGACGTCCGATATTTGATGAGATACCTTCCATTAGCATTCAGTGGCCTGGGCAAGACGAGACAGTTAGACGTATTGAGCCGCAGGATATGCAGGAGTATCCAGAGCTATATGCTCGTTTTAAGGCTGGTTCTGAGCCAGTTTTAGAGGGCACCCCACTTGCTGAATGGCCTATGATGAGCGGCTCTGCAATGCGCGAGTTGCAATATCTTGGCTTTAAGACAGTTGAGCAATTAGGCGCTGCAACCGATGATGTAAAACGCAAACTTGGCCCATTGTCTAAGTTTGTAAAACTAGCCAAAGATTGGTTAGAGGCAGCAAATAGCACACAAAATGATGTGGCTAAAATGAAAAATCAGCTTGAAAAGGCTGAAGCTAGGGCAGCAGCGCTAGAGCATAAGCTAGAGTTGTTTATGCAGCGCGTTGAGGCTAACGAGGGCATTGACCTTAGACCTCAGCGAAAGGCGTTTGCAGAAGAGGCTATGGAGGAAGGTTTTGACGGCGACGAAGAGCTTGATGAGCCAGCTAAACGGAGGGGACGTCCTAAGAAAGCATGAGCATAGCTACGGTTATACAAAATGTTGCTAATGAGGCTGGCTACACTGTTGAGTCTAATATCCTAACGTCCCAAGAGACTACAACTAAACAGCTTCTAGCCATTGCTAACCGTATCAATCGAGACATTTTTGAAGCCTACCCTTGGCCAAAGACTTTCGCTTCTGGCGCAATTACTTTGGTCAATGGTCAGGCTACTTATCAATTACCTGCTGCATTTTCATATTATCATTACGAGACGTTCTGGAATAGCTCAACCCGATGGAGAGTATTGGGGCCAATGACGGAGCAGGAATATGCAGAAATCAGGGGGTTTGGGCTTAATACTACAGTTTATCAAAGGTTTCAGATCAGGGGTATTAGCAATTCTGAGTTACTTATTAGTCCAACCCCTGGTACTTCTTACGCTGGCAACATTATTATTTTTGAATATATTGCTGACCGCTCTATCAGACCTAAAACCTGGGTTACAAACACAGCATTCGCAGCTAACTCCTATTGCTTCTACAACGGCAATTACTATACCACTACAGCGGGTGGAACGACGGGTGCGACGCCTCCAACGCATACTACGGGATCGCAATCGGACGGTGGAGTAACTTGGACGTATTATGATGGAATATACGATACTTTCCTTGCTGATACTGATGTTAGCTTCTTTCCTGAAAAGCTATTAGAGCAAGGCATTTTAGAGCGGTTTGCTCAAATTCATGGTTTGGAAGGTGTTAAGCCAATGTTTGACGTGCAGATGAATGAAGAGTTTAGTCGCGCACAAAACGGCAAAATTATTTTTGCTGGTGGTCAAGTAAGAGGCAACTTGTTTGCTCGTAACGGTGTAGCTGTGTTTGGAACTTGGATATAACTATGCAACCACGACAAGAACCAGATATTACAAAAACAGATCCTAGAGCATATTTTCTTTGGCTAAGGGCGCAAGGATTAGATCCGGTTGGTGCAGCTACTCAAGTACAGCAACGCTTTGGCGCTCCCAAATCGCCAGAAGAGCAAGCAGCAGATGCGCAAAAAGCGCAAGAAAATGCACAACTAGCTCAAGCTGGTGGTGCAGTTGGTGGCGCACTAATAGCTGGCGAAGCATTAAGCGGGTTCCCTACTATTGGAGGAATGTTTAGCTCTTCTACGGCACCAGCATTAGCTGTTCCAAAAGTAGTTGGTGTTAAAGCAGTTGGCGCTGGTGCTGGCACCGCTACAGGTGCTGGTGCTACTGGCGCAGGAGCAACAACAACAGGAGCAGCAACAGGAGGTTCTACTTTAGGCTCTATTGGTTCAGTTGCACTTCCTGTGGTTGTTGCTGCTGCCGCAATCAACAATGCCTGGGAAACAGGCATGAAGGACATTGTTCGTGGCAAAGGAGACAGGGCTGATTGGACGAATCAAGCCGCTAATATGATTCTGGGTGCGGCACCAAACATTGGTCTTCGTTTGCTTGGTAAGCGCTCTATTGGCGCGATGATGAAATCCGGCAAGTCCGGTGCTCAAAATTTGCGTGATGATTTTCGTAGTGACTTAAAAGAGGCTGGAGTAGCTGATAAAGATTACATGGTTACTCTTGCTGATGGCACTAAATTCAACATTGGTTTAGATGGCAAAACCAAATATCAAAATGTTGGCAAAAACATAGATGACAAAACTACTCGCAATGCTTGGGATGTGGATTTTTCTAATCCATTAGCTAAATTTGCAACGGACAAAATTGAGCCAATGATTCGCAACATTTATGGCGCCGATGATCCAAAAGCAAAATACTTTCCAGGTCAATACACTGGAATGCTAGTTAATGCTGCTGCTAGTAACGCTAAATCAGAAGCAGATG